GGCAACCTCTGGAGGGATAGTAGACAGCGATTCAATCTTTACAATTCATACAGCTGGAAGCGACTTTTCCTTAGAGGTGGTGTCGAGAGCAGCAAGTCAGGTGATAGAACTGACAGAAATAGATCGAACTATCGAAACGGACTCTACTACTGTCTCCTTGTCAGTCTTCTCTCAGTAGCTCCTGTCAAAGCAGAAGGTGAAACTAATAACACTTCAAATCCCGTTGCTGCTGCAACTGGGAATGTAACAAATCAGGCGGTGCAATTCCAGAATAATGGAGCACCGTCTAGACAATATTATGGTGATGGTATCAGTTGTAATGGTGCTACTATGACATTCAGCCCGTTCTATATGGGTAATCATACAGTACCTTACGATGAGAACATGAATCAAAGAACCTACACTATATCTGAAAACTGGGGAGGTCAAGTTAACTTCATGATACCTCTAGATCGTAGAGGTCTAGAAAGTTGCAGACGTTTAGCTATTAGACGAGAAGAGAAAGAACGTCTAGACTATGAATTAGTCAGAGCTTTAAAATGTGCTGAGTTACAACGTAAAGGTTTTATGATAGCTGAATCTTCTAATGTATATAGTATGTGTAGTGATATTGTTCCTATAGTTACATATCAAAAAGCAAAGAAAGTTGCAATCAAGCAACAGTTAGAAACTGAATGTACTCCCATAAAGAAGAAACGTCCTTGGGAGAAACAGAAGTATCAATGTCCTATTAAAACTGAAAAATGAGTTCATTTACAAATAAGAATGGGAATGCACAAGTATCCCTAGATGGTCCTAATGACCTGACACCTAAAGTTAAAACAACTTTTATTATCCAAAAAGAAGCTGCCGAAAAAGCAGCCGAAGAATCCAAATCTGAAGAATAATGATCCTAATTATCAAGCCCATCCTTTTCGCCTTCTTGAAATCAGACTCAGTTAAGAAGCTAGTAATCGATTTACTAACAGCTTACGTAGCTAGAACTGATAATAAATTAGACGACCAAGCACTAGAAATTGTAAAAACTAAACTATTAACCTAATGGCGAAAGTCAAGAAACAATGGCCTCCACATGAGTGGGCTGAAAGAGATACAGGTAGATATGGTCCAAAACCGAATCCAAAATTACCACAAGCTAAAAAGAAAAAACTAGATAAATCATTCAAGGAAGGTTATGGCTGAAACAACAAGTGAAGACGGTTCTAAAACCTATTCTATAGGACAACGACAAGTAGCTAAATTGCATACAGAAAAAAAGAATGGCAAAGGCAAAGGAAGAAAAGTTTAATGAACTACATAACCTCGTCACTGAAGAATTCCTCAAAAGAGTTCGTAGTGGCGAGGCTACTACCCAAGATTTAAAAGCAGCGTGTGATTGGTTAAAGACTAACGATATCACTGGTATAGCCTATGATGGTACACCACTAGATAAGTTAGCTTCTATCATACCTAAAGTAGACCCAGAACTCGTACAACATAGACTCTATGGCAGAACTAGGCAAAACAGCTAGGCATTATAAGAAGAATGCTAAATCAAGAGCTAAACACGTTAAAGATAATAGTCCGGGTGGTAAGTATGCTCATTCAAACGCATATAAGAGAGCACACGGGAAAGCTAGAGCAAGCTTAAAGATTTCATCAGCTAATGTAGATGCCTCTAAACAACCTGACGGTTCGTTTAAAGCTGAGAGTCGTAAGACTAACCGAGGCAGAGGTGGTGCTAAGAGGAGGTAAGTATGCCTGATCATTATGATGAAAGAGGTAATATACCCGGTCCCGGTCCCGGCTCCTCTAGATTTCCAAAACCTATACCTAGATGGCAGTCTGAGGAAGATAAAGCCGTTCTGGACAAAGAAAACCTCTGGATAGATACACTTAGAGAAGGAACAATTGATGTAGGAAATCAAATCCTAGATACACTTAAATATGGTGGTGCTATAAAAGGAGGTGTTAAATTACCTAAAGTACCGAAGCTTCCTCCTTCTCAACATAAAACTATAAATATTACACCTAAAAAAGCTAACCAAATAATTGATGATATTGTAATAAATAGAACAGATAAAATAATACCTAAGTATAGTAGTGGTCCTATAGTACAAACTAATCAAGGTACTATGTATAGACCTACACCGGGAACTATGCAGTCTACTTTTCAATCGGTAAACCCTG